TTCCGCTCAAGGCGTATGCGAACGGCGGCATTGCCAACAGTCCGCAGCTCGCTCTGTTCGGCGAGGGTCGCATGCCTGAAGCCTACGTGCCGCTGCCTGACGGTCGTTCCATCCCTGTGACGATGTCCGGCATGGGCGGTGGCAGCAACGCCATCATCAACATCACGATCAACAACGACGGCAGCGGCTCGTCCGACGCCCAGGGCGACAACGTCGAAACCTGGCGCGAGATGGCCCAGCGCGTGCGCGGCGTCGTGATGGAGGAGCTGGTTTCACAGCAGCGCCCTGGTGGCGTGCTTTACCGATAAGTCACGGATGACACAATGACACGACCGACATTCTCATGGCGCCCCGAGTGGGACTCGCAGCTGTCCGAAGAGCCTGACATCACAATCACGAAGTTCGGCGACGGCTACGAGCTCCGCACTCCGAAGGGCATCAACAACCGTCCCGAGAAGTGGAGCCTGACGTTCTCGCGGACGACGACTCAGTTTCCGGATGTGCTGGCGTTCGTTCGGGCTCGCAATGGCGTGCAGAGCTTCTACTGGACGACGCCACTGGGCGAGACAAAGGTCTTCGTGTGTCGGACGTGGAAGCTGTCCCGAAAGCAGGGTCACAACGTCATCTCGCTGGATTTTGAGCAGGTGTTCGAAGCATGAGCATTCGTCAGGAGATTCAATCGCTGGCGCCTTCCGCGCTGCTGGAGCTGTTCATCCTCGATACGACGAACATGCCTGGCGGCTCGGTGATGCGCTTTCACGCCGGCACGAACGGACTGTCTCAGCCGGTCGTGTGGCAGGGGCAGACCTACGAACCTCTGCCGATTGAGGCGACGGGGTTCGACGTGACCACCAAGGGCTCGGCGCCTCGCCCCAAGATCAAGATCGCGAACGTCAACGGGCTGCTGTCGGCCTCGGTAAAGTCCTTCAACGACTTCGTGGGCTGCAAGCTCACCCGCAAGCGCACGTTCGCCAAGTATCTGGACGAGGAGAACTTCCCCGCTCGCCGCAATCTGCTGACGCACACGTCCGCGCCGACTGCGAACACCTGGGTCAACAACGGCCTGACCATCATCGGAACAACCGAAAGTGCGCCTGACGGCAGTCTGACCGCCTCGCTCACCAGCCAATTCAACGCGACTCGGTACACCGGCGTGCCTGGTCTTGCCGGCGCCAAGTACACCTACTCGCTGCACGTCAAGCCGGAGAACGACAAGCTGCCTGTTCGCATCTACGTGGATGGCACATGGGGCGCCGGCGGCGCATTCACCGCCGCGTACGTGGACATTGTGCCGCTCACAGGTCAAAAGAGCGTGGCTCAAGGCGCCGTCAGCGCGTCTGGAGTCGTGCCGATGAACGACGGCTGGTATCGGCTCTGGATGACGTTCACGCCGCAGACGGCCGGCACCATCAACTGTCACATGTACCCGATCTCCGACCAGTACCACCGCTGGTATGGCTTTCAGCTCGAGGACGATGTGCTGACCGACTACCAGGAGATCGGACAGAGCTTTCGTCGCAACGCGACCGCCGACCCCAACCAGTACATCGCCGACGACATCTGGTTTGTGGAGCAGAAGGTCAGCGAAAACCGCTACGTGATCGAGTTCGAGCTGTCCTCGGCCTTCGACCTGATGGGCCACCAGCTGCCCTCGCGTCAGATCATCCAGAACAGCTGCCCGTGGCGCTACAGAAGCGCCGAGTGCGGCTACGCCGGCGCACCCTTTGACGCTAACAACAACCCCGCGACACCGCTGACGGACGTATGCGCCAAGACACTGTCGGCATGCCGGATTCGATTCGGCACACAACCCGTGCGCTTTGGCGGCTTTCCGGGAGCGGTGCGTGGAACTCAGTGACGAGCTGACTCGAGCCATGCGTGAGCACGCGCAAACGTGCTACCCGCGAGAGGCGTGCGGTTTCGTCATTGGTGTCGGCAAGAAGGCAGTCTTCATGCCGGCCCGCAACGGCGCCGAACAGCCTGGTGAGCAGTTCTTCATCAACCACCACGACTACGCCGCCGCAGAAGACGCCGGCGAAATCCTGGCCATCTGGCATTCGCACCCCGACACCACGCCTGATCCATCGGAGCTCGACCGCGCCGGCTGCAATCTCACGGAGCTGCCCTGGCTGATCTCGGGCATTCGAAGAGGCGAGGGCGGTTTCGAGCATGCCGGTCCGCAGCTGCTGACGCCCGACGGCTGGCGAGCCGATTACATTGGCCGACCCTATGTGTTTGGCACTTTCGATTGCTACTCGCTATTGACGGACTTCTACGAGCGCGAGTTCCGCATCAAGCTGCATCGGTTTCCCGAGCTTCGCATCAACCAGTGGTGGAACCAGGGCTACGACATTCTGGGCGATCACTGGGCGTCCCAAGGTTTCATCGAAGTCACTGACGGTACGTTTAAGCATGGCGATGCGCTGGCCATTGCAATGAATTCGGATGTGGCAAATCACGTTGCGGTGTATGTCACGGGTGATATAATTCTTCACCATCTCGTGAATCGCCTGTCGAGACGCGAGACATTCGGGCCTTACTGGTACTCCAGGGTCAAGTTACATCTGAGACACCGCACGAAATGCTGACAAAAGTTCGCCTCGATGGCGTCATGGGAAAGAAATTCGGAAAGGACTGGGAGTTCGAAGTCTCCAGTCCTGCCGAAGCGCTTCGCATGATCGAGGCGAACAAGCCTGGGCTGCGCCGCTGGGTCGTCGAGAACATCGAGACCTACAACGCCTACCGCGTGACGTGCGTCTATGAGGACGACCACGAGGAAGACCTGTCGGACGAGTCGTACCAACTGATCCGCAAGAATCTCAAAGAGATTCGATTCACGCCCACCGTGGCCGGCGCAAGTGGCGTGGCCAAGATCATTGTCGGGGCGATCATGATCGCCGTTGGGTACTTCGTGCCTGGCCCCTGGTCGCCGTACCTGTACAAGATCGGCGCGGCGCTCATTTTGGGTGGCGTAATCGAGGCGCTCAGCCCTCGCCCCAAGACTCAGAACAACGACGAAGGCAACGAAACGTCCTATTACTTCGATGGCCCTGCCAACACCGAGAAGCAGGGCGCTCCGGTTCCGCTCGTCTACGGTCGAATGATGACTGGCTCACACACGATCTCGGCCTCAATTTCTGTCGATGAGGTTCCCGTCTAATGAATGAGGCAAAAGACTCCCTACGGTCCAAAGCGACGCTGACCCTGCTCGATCTGATCGGCGAAGGGCCGATCGGTGGGCTGGTCAACGGCCTGAAGTCGGTGTACCTGAACGAGACGCCTCTGGAGAACCCGAACGGCACGCGCAACTTTCAGGGCGTGACGGCCGACTTTCGCAACGGCTCCAACGACCAGTCGGTCATGCCGCTTTTTGGCAACTATGTCGAGGCTCCGTTCAACGTCGGCGTCAACGTCAAGAAGGACTTGCCCTACACCTTCACCGTATCCAATCCGAACGCGGACGCGATTCGAGCCATCGTGACATTGCCCGCGCTCACCGTCACAAACGGCGACAACGGCGACATCAGCGGCACCACGGTCCAATACAAGTTTGCCATCTCCACCAACGGTGGAGAGTTCATCGACGTTGCGGCCGGCACCGAATGGTCAGATGCTGCAAACGCCTGGTCGCTGCAAAGCGGCTACGAGACCGCCAGCGCTCCGGGTGCTGTCGGATTGCACGTCACGATCAAGGGCGCGACAACCAACTGGGAAACCTACGGTTGGATCGACGTTCAGGCTCAAGAGTGGACTGGGTCGGCATGGGTAAACCTGTCCGGCGTAAAGCGGCTGAACATCAGTTACTACAGCTACGGCGACGAGTATGGCTACGGGATGGTCAACAACTCCGAGACGTACAGCGTCCAGTCGAATTATTCGATGGTCCGATTCGTGATCGTCGGGCGCTCGAGCAACGCCTTCACGATCGAGCGCGGCGAAGTTCGTCGCAACAACGCCACGCCGACCATCACCGTCTCAGGCAAGTCGCGTTCGCGCTACCAGCGAGCCCACATCCTGCGAATCACCCCTGGCGCGTCGTCCGTGCGAATTCGCATGACCCGAATCACCGACGACGCCACGAGCGCACTCCTGCAGAACGAGACGTACTTGGACTCGTACGCCGAGATTGTCACGCTCAACATGAACTACCCCAACTCGGCATTGTTCGGGTTGAGGATCGACTCCCAGCAGTTCAATCAGGTGCCTTCGCGCTCATACCTGATCGACGGCCTGTACATTCGCGTCCCGTCCAACTACGACCCCGTAGCTCGCAGCTACTCGGGCGTTTGGAATGGCTCGTTCAAGTGGGCGGTCTCGAACAACCCCGCCTGGGTCATGTTCGACGTGCTGACGAATTCCCGCTACGGACTGGGCAACTTCATCAGCGACACCCAGGTCGATA